GTTAACGTGTGTGTAAATCATTCTGGGCAACTTTGACTTGGTAGTCGGAAAACTTGGATACGCTCACATCTTACCCACCCGTCCGATCAATTTCAAAGTTGCACTTCAAACTTGAATTCGTATTGGTAAAGATTTTGAAGAAACAACCATTTTTACTTTTTACTTTTTACTTTTTACTTTTTACTTTTTAATAACTTCATAAAGACAAAATGGCTAATTTAACTGACATGGAAGAGTTACTTACGACTATCCCCGAGCTCGTTATTCGCGACTATATGCGTGAAGCGATGAGCTGCTATATGGCTGGCGCCTATCGGGGAACATTGGTGCTGAGTTACATAGCACTTTTTGATGATCTGTTTAAGAAACTGCATGCTCTTGCGGATGTTAATTCTGAAGCCAAATTGATTTTTACTGAGGTATTTAAAAAGAAATCGGAACAAAATGTATATGAAAGATACTTAATTGATCAGCTAAAAAGTAAAAATTTTATCTCTGGGATTGACCATACTTTTTTTGAAATATTAAATAAATTGCGCAACATATCTGCTCATCCATCTGGACATAAACCGTCTGCAGAAGAAGCAAGATTCATATTTTCTGAAACGATAACTCGTTTTCTATCGCAACGAATACTTTCAACGACGCTTTTAATTGATGAAATCATCATAAGGCTTAGCAATACTAATTTTTTTCCAAGCCACGTTAGTTCGAATGTTGAAAATATTGTCGCATTCGAAGTGTCTACACTCCATCATGACGCAATGCCGCAACTCGTTGCCAAGCTAAGCGACTCGGTAATCTCTTCAGATATATCACTTGCGAAAAATTCATGTTTATTCCTCACTGGGCTTGCACATCAAGATAAGCTGGAATCTAACCGCGCTCTTCAAGCCAAACTTATTACTGCAAAAGCGGACAATGAGTCCTACGCTGACGTATTAACTCAAGTACTGTCTTCTAACGGCAAGCTATTCATTACTCTTGAAGAAACAACAATCGCTCGTGTTAGGTCCATAATCAGTAAGAAAATATCAGCCGTCACAAATGCTATCAGCGAATCGGATCTCAATCATCCAACGTTTTGCCTAAACTCAATTGCATCAGCTTTACCAGATGAAAATTTTGTCACAACATTTCGAATTGAGCTTGAATCACTGTTTGAAAAGAGAGCCCACTCTGAATTCATTGTCAGACTAGTTAGCGGCAAACCCACATTGCTTTCAATTTATTTTCCGTGGCTGCTTGCTAGCGCTGGAGCAAACGATTATGCCAAGGCGAATTTGTTCTCAAACGCTGCAAAAGCATTGGATCGACCTTTAAGTGAGCTACTTAATGAGGATCAATCATTTAAATTAATCATAGCTATCAAAAAAGCTGCAAGTAGTGGCGCGTGGTCAGCGAAAGGCATGGAAACTTCAAATTTTGCCGGAATATCGCTAATTCGTGCAAAGGCAATTGACTATATTGATAAAAATAAAGATGCTGCCAAGCAGTACATCGAATCGACTCTACACGAGCATATTTCAATAGATGAGTTCGTCGAATTCAACTTCAAAGACGAAGAAACAAACTAAATTATTTATTTATTTATTTAAAAAGTTAATGCGATGATCTTCACGACCTAACCTAACCGCCAAAACGTCCGCCCTGTTTCATAGTCCGGTACATGGTGGATCGGCTAATCTTGTGTTTTTTTATGAGCTCTCCAGCGCTCATGTTGCTCAGTCCATCCTTAAACACTGCCTCACGCTGCTCCAGAGACATGCGCTTTGCGCCCTTGGGTACAAACACACGCTTGCCGCCATGCTCTTCCTTAATTTCGTGCTCGATCTGCAATGCCAGCGCACGGCTAAAGCCCGGCGCCATGGCGATCACGCGCTGTAAAACTAGGTTGACGATGTCAGGCTCCAAGTCCTCGAATTTGAAGCGTTCTGGCGTCAACTGGCACCCCGGCGTAGTCCTTTGAGGGTGATTCGATTGCCGGACACTCGTGGAGACGTTTCGGCTGGCGTGTAGGGTATGAATAAAGGCTCTCCTGAGGGGTTTGTTTTATCTAATTCGTTATTTTTTTGAAAGCTGCTTTGGCTTGCGTCCGTTGTGTTGAAACCGGAAATACTGAACAAATCAGGCGCGTTTGGGCAATACTTCAGCTCGCGCCGGGCCCAGCCCGGCTCACGGTAAGTTTGAATACCCAAATGGCAGGCGGCTGCATAGGCGTAGACCATGCAGTCACCGCCCTCTTCACGCTTTCCTTGCGGCGTTATCCAGCGCATGCTGGACTTGCCCTGCACGGTGACAGGCATCAGTCGCGCAGCGGTCATTTGCTCATACTCATCGGTGCCGTCCAGAGCTTTGGGAACGTGCACGTAGCCCGGCCCGACTTGGGTGATGCGCATGCGGCCATAAAGCAAGTGCTTGGCGGTATCGGTACCGATTGGCCACAACTTCAGACTGCGCGCCATGGTCTTGCCGCGCCATGTCACATCCATTAGGCTGGGTTTCCCCAGAATGGTCTTGCCGTAGGTGCTAGCGCCTTTGATGGCCAGCACACCAGCATGGGTGTGGCTGCGGCAGTAGCTGTAAACGGCGTGTGTGTTGTGGCCGCCGGTGTCAATGCAGGTCGATTCAATCAGCATCTGAGCGCCGCTGACGTGCAGTATTGGCGTGTTGCGGATTTCGCTCAAGCGCGTCCATGGACTGCCGGGTGTGTTCTCGTCTAAGTTCGGGTCACCATAAATAATGTGCCGAGCTACTAGCCAGCTTTCCTCACCGCGGCCAAAAGCCCATACTCTCGCTTCCAATCGATCAGGCTGGGTATCCACGCCCATGGTCAGCATCAAACCGCCGCGCGGAATATTGCCCAGCTCATAGGCTTCTGCCCGGCGTGCCAGCGCTTGGTGGTCAGCGCCGCTGCCGGTTTCCTCCCAAGTCTCAGCCAGGCTGGAATTGAGAAACTTTTTAAGTGGCGCGCTGTTTCCTATCAGCCTGGCGGCCTGCGCTTGCTCCCATTCTTCGACCAAGCTAGACCAGCTTTTCCAGCCCAAGGGCGAGTAGAGCTTGTTAATCCAAAAGCCTGCACGCTTACCCTGCCCTTTGCCTGGTGAGTCAGCAATCCATATGCCGCCGGCAAGCATAGAGTTCTTGTGATGCTCTTCAATTTCGGCACCGCAGTGCCGGCAGACGTACACTGCAGTTTCTGGCATAGCTGCACCGCCTTCAGTCTTTTTCCACTTGATGCCCCAAGCAGTTTTACTACCCCACTCCAAAATCTGGAGCTCGTTGCAGTGCGGGCAAGGCACATGGTATTTCCGCTGATCGCTGGCTAGGTATTCGCTCTCGATGGTGCTGCTGCCTTTGATGTTGCAGGTGCTCGCAATGATCAACTTACGCCGAGAAAAGTTACTCATGCGCTCTTCAAGCAAGCCCAGCGGTGGTCCTTCGTTGTCGACGTCTGCGGGCCACTTGTCGACCTCATCGGCCACGGCAAAGCCAAGCGGTTTAGAGGCCAGACTCGATGCACTGTTTGCGCCGCCAAAGAACATCGTAAAGCCGCCTTGAATTGACCGGCTGCGCCAGCTGGTGGATTCATCGCGGCTTTTGCGCACCGCCACCTTGCCGCGCATGGCGGGGGTTTGCAGGATCGTGGGGAGGAACCGCTGGGCGCTGTGATCTTGCGCGTCTTGCAGCGTCGGCTGCACCATCATCATGTCTTGCGGGTCGGTGTGGATCCGCTGCATGACGGCGTTATAAAGCACTTCACTTTTTCCCATCTGAGTCGCAAACCACAGCACTACCCGCTCAAAGCCGGTGTGGCTTGATGCGCACTGCATGGGCTCAACCAGATAGGGTGTGCGCTCATTACGCCATGGGCCGCGCTCGGGACCTTTGGCTATGTGGCGAAACTGTGCAGCCCATTCTGCGGTGTCGATGCGCGGCGGTGGTGCAAAAAACTTGGCCATGAGTTTCGCGACCAACGCAGTAGCGCGGGCAATGTCGTCAGGTAAGTCGCGGGCGCTCATTCGAGATCTGCCGTTTGTTGGCCAAGCCGCACAGAGGCACCTGATAGCAGCTCTAGCGCCTGATGAATTTCTGCGTGTAGAAGGTTTTGCACACTGCCTGGGTCACACTCAGCTGCCAGCAATGGTGCCATCCGCGACGGGATCTGCAGCAGCGCCTCACGCGCAGTGGCCATGGCCACTGACAGGACTGCTTTGACCGCATCGAGCCGGATCAAGCTGCCTTTTTCTTCGGCTTCTTTCATCTCGGATAGGTTCGCCTCTGATATTCGCAAACGCGTGCGGGCGGCGTCATGGTCTTCCTCTGAATCCAAGCCGGCCACCTCAGTTTCGTACTCTTTGATCATGGCTTGGAAGTGATCACCGCCGACGCGGCCGTGGCTGTGCTGAGGCGAGGGAGTCAAAAAGGTGACGGGTGGTGCAGGCTTTCTGGCCGCCACATTTTGCCGAGCAATACGCCATGCTTGGGCAGCCTCTACGGAGTCGATCGGCATCCCTTGCTTCTTGAGTTTGCTGACGTTCTGCCTTGTCATCTTTAAAGCTGCAGCTATAGCGGATTGAGAAATCATCAGCTCAACTCGCCCTGTTTTTTGGCTGTCAACGGGTAGTTGTCAACTGTCAACCATTTGCAAACCGCACACGCTAGCGATTTCACACGGTTCGAATTACCCTTGGGCGGCAGACCTCTGGAAGTACCTTGACCGGGGGGGTGGGCCTGCGCTATCAAACCTGACCACCTTGACTCTTTGGCATCGCACTGCGCACGGACGCATCAAAAGCGCTGTCAAACTGGGCTGGAAACTCTTTATCAAATGCCTTCTGTGCAATGCCGAAGAAGTCAAGACGCCGCTTGTACTTGACTTGCTTCACGAAGATCAAGACAGGCTTTAAGCTGCTGCCAAACCCCGTCTTCACGCGCTGGTAAACACCGGGCTGCAAGTGCCTAGCCTTAAAGCTGCCGACCTTGTTAACCCAGTAAACAAAGCCGTAGGTATTCTTTTTAACACTACCCTTGGCCAGCCTTTTAACAGTCGCAGCATTTGCCTTGTTGTAGCCCGACTCGGTGTAGGTACCGAGCACGTTGAGCAGCTGGGAGATCTGACCTGCGCTCATGTTGCCGTACTTGTCGAGCTTGGCTGCAGCGCCCGGTATCGCGTTCCATCCAGCGGGTATCAACTGCATCGATAGCAGCCGTGCCTCCATTGCCTTGTAATGCCGCTTACCCATGAGCACATGCGGCTCGACCATTGAGCGCGCGCTTTCAACTGAATTCT